TAGCTTCTAATCAAATGCAATATAGTTGCGTGATGCATAGGCTTTCCATTATCTTGGAAGAACCTTGCTATGTTTGTTAATCTTATGTTTAGATATTTATAAAGTACTAAAGAAACTAAAGCTCTTGCTTCTACATATTCTCTTTTTCTTGTATTCTCAAATACATTTAATTCTGCAAGATTACATATTTGTCTTGCTATATCGTAAGCTCTTTTTTTCATAATAATAATAATTTAATTTTTAATTCTCTTTGTATCTCCTGAAGCATATCTATGGCATTTTCTGTATCTCCCATATGTATAGCGTCTATTATAATGTCTATGTCTTGTATTAGTTCTTTCATAGCGTACCTGTCAATACATAATCGTCTAAGTCAGCTCCGTGAATAAAAAAGGTTTCAAAGATATCTACAGCCTTCTCTACTTTTCTTTTACCTTCTAAATAAAATTCTTCTGAACAGTCCCATATACCTATGTCTAAACTTCCTTTGTCCATTACTAAGAATTTGAATTGTTCATATCCCACATCAAATAGATTACAGTACAAATAGCATTGAACATCATATCCATATTTCTTTGCAGCATATGGAAAACCTTTTATGTCTGTTGTAGTTTTTAAGTCTACTATTCTATCTTTTCCAAGAACATCTGCTTTACCTCTAAATGGAAAGCCACATACATTTCCTATTGCAGGAACTTCAAATTCACAGTCTGTTATAAGTTTAAGTGCGTGTTCATTTCTTAAAAATGCATCTGCTAACTTTTCAGCATTATTCTTTTCTTGTATTGTAAATACCTTACCGTGTTCTTCTTTAGCTAACTTATATGCCTTTGTGTTCTTACTTGCTACATCTACAAATATCTGTGAGTTAAAAACATCAGGTTCTAATATAGCTGTATGAAATAACCACCCATCTCTTAAAGGCTGAGTTTCAGGATTACCATACTCAGTAACGTGCTTATAAGTCTTAGGACTTGATAATAATAGTTTAAGTGTAGAACTACTTAAAGCTAATTTGTTTAACTCTCCATAATAAAAAGAATCATCATCCATTTTAGATAATAGTTCTTTGTGGTCATATGTCTTGCCGTCTAATAATTGTATCATTTTTCTAATAGTTTTTCTGATTTTCTTGCTCTCTCTATTGCTCTTAGTTTATCTGATTCTACTATCTTTATTTTATAGTCTAATATTTGTACTTCGTTTCTAAGACCCATAACAAACATATGCATCTCGTTTATACATTTAATTAAATTACCTAATTCTTTAGTAGATTGATTATTTTGTTTCTTAGTATCGTATGCTTTGATTAGAGCTTGACCTATATAATTAAAGTTAGCTTCATAAATCTGATTTTGTAGTAAAGTCATTTTCTTTTAAGTTGTGCTGTACATACTGCGAGTCTTTGATATCTTTTAGGATATTCATTAATCATTACTTCGTCTGACATACAACGATTAATAAAATCATTATTTGTTTCTGATGGTTTAGGTTTAGGTATTGGCATATTAGTTAAGTATTATACAGGTTAATATTGTTATTGCTAATCCAAGAAACGCTACTTTAAGAACATTCATTATCTGTTCTTCTTTTCTTGGACTTCTTCCTTGATTACTTCTATACTGTCTCTTTTTCATTTTCTATTTTATTTACAAACTCTATATTTTCTAAATACTTGAACATCATTTCTTCAGACATTAAAGCATTTTTATTAATTTTATATCTACTATAAGCCCTATTACTTGGCAATAAATCTATAAATTTATCTGAATAATGTAACATATTATTTAATAATCTATCTAAACTTATTGTGTTTATTTTTTTTAATTTTTTTAATCTTTCTTTTACATTATTATAATCTAATAATCCATCTTTCCATAAATCTTTAATCCATTGTTTATAGCAATGTGTCTGTTCATATTGAGTATATTCAAAATAATTGCATTCTCCTAAATCATCATAAAAACCATTTAGAAAAAATTTGAAATCTTCTTTTGTTTCTATTTCTAATAAATAAGTTTGCTCTATAAATAATTCAAAAGAATCAACTAAATTATATGTTACAAGTTCAACAAATTCTGAAAGAACATTATCTCTAAAATAATTTATACCTCTTTCAATTCCATCTTGGTTTTTCCATAGATGAGGAGAAGGATAATTAAAATAATATTTTTTTAAAGAATCTGACTGATGGTAAAAAGTATTTCTCATTTGTTTCATATTTTTTTTATTGCTAATATAAGTAATATAAAGTTATTAACAAAATTTAATTATATGATTCTCTATTTATAATACTTGCTTGTTGTTCTGTGAGAAGATATACAGGTTTTAGTAATCGTTTCTTAGTCCACATTGTAGTATCAGGACAATACATATCTACAGGTTCTGGCATATCTAAATAGTTTAGCCAATACAAATAATTTCCTTTAGGGTCAGATACAAAGTAGAGTTTTACAATTTCAGAATCCATACTTATTAGTTGCTCATACTTATAAACCTCTAACATTTTTTCTTTATAGTATTTTTTTCTAAATTTCATTTCTATCACGCAATCGTGACCTTTAGGAGTCTTGCCTATAGCATCATAATGCTCAAAACCATTACCAGCCCATTTTAAATCCCAATTATCCATATTGAGTATCTGAACTACTGCTTGTTCGTATAGATATATCTTACTGAGTCCCATTAGCGTAAATATCATTTAATTGTTTTATCCACGCTATATATGTTTTCGGAGTACAAGTGCAGGGAAGATAATAATTATGTTTAAAGTAAACTGAATGTAATTTTGAAATAAGCTCTTGTTCTTTTCTGTTTATACTTTTGCCATTAGCAGCTTTAAACTCTGTCCATTTATCGTAGTCTTCTTGACTAAACTTTTGTAATTCCATTTCTATCTATTTTAAATTTATTTAAAGAATCTTTTCTTTTATCACAGTTGCACTTAGTTCCTGTTAAACTATGATAAGTTTCTACTAAGTATTTTATTCCTGTGTATGTTGTAATTAATTCTATTAAGTTTCCTATTTTCATATTATATCTTTTAATGGTAATATTATTCCTTTACTTGTATTATTATCTCCTCCTTTTATATCTCTATTTGTTCCGAAATATTTTCTGCATAATTTTTTAAGACTTTTAGTTTCAATAAGAAGTATAGTTTCATTACTTAAAATAAAAGCATAAAATTCACTTTGGCTTATTGATATACCACTTGGTTTATTTCTGCTTTCATATTCAATATATATATTTTTTGTTTTTTCAGCTTTATAATCTGTTTTAACTTCTACTAATTTATTAGAAAGAATATTAGATAAATGCTTTTCTCCTAATTGACCTAATTTTAAATCATATCTAAAATCACTATTATAATTCATAAGTTATCTTTTAGTTTCTGTTTTACTTTCTTATAGGTATTGTATAAGCTGTAATAACTTATCTTACTTTTTCTTGATAGTTCACTTATGTTAGTACCATCTTCTATAATTTCAAATACTTTTTTATCGTACCAGTACATATCTTTAAGAATGTCTTGTACTTTATTATAAACCTCATCATAATTGTTATGGTCAATTTCTGTTACAGGTTCTATGTTTTCTAAACTAATTAGCTTTACTTTACTTTTCTTTCTAATCAAATCTACATAAAGTCCTCTTAGTATTTTAAATACATAATAATAGTTTATCTCATCATTAAACATATAATCAATACCTTTTTGAGTATACTTTATAAGAAGAATATACATAGTCTGTACCAAATCCTCACATTCCTCATTATTCAATCCTCCAAAGGTTTGTACTATCTCTACCCATTGGTTATGTTTATCATATGCTAATTCTACTGGCGTTTTCAAAATGGTAAATTAATTTGTTTGGTTAAAGTTGGAGTTATTATGTGATTTCCATTTAATTGGAATCCTACATTATTTAATATTGACTTAAGTTTTATAGGTTCATCTATTGGAGTTGGTCTTCCTCCTGTATCTATGTCTTTTACTTTTCTAACGTGAATGTGATTATACATCCAATCTGTTGGATGCTGAGTATATCTATGTATGCAAATAAATTCATCCGAACGGTTTACAAACTTACCTCCACCTTCTACATCACTTGCCATAGGAGGAATTGGATGTCCTACATAATCATCAGAACTTCCGTGTTTCTTTCTTAATGCTTCTGTAGCTGCGTGTGTATTCAACCATATAGCTACATTATGTGTTTTACAAAATATTCGTATCTCAGAAGTTGCTTCATAATCGTAATCGTGAGAGTTAATACCTTTTAACATCTCTCTATCTTTCATCAAAGAGTTATAAGGGTCTATAAGAAATCCGTGATAGTTCCAAGCCTTTTTGATATTTGTAGCAAGTTCTAATAAAGTCTTATAAGTGTGTAGCTCATTAGAATCAATAATCTTAAATTGATGGAATACAAACTGCTTATGCTTTTCAAATTCTTCGTCTGTTATTTTATTGATTGGTTTAGCTGCAAGAAACTCTATAAGTTTTCTTATAATACTATGTGCTTCATTCTCACTTGAAAATATAAGCCATCTAATATTATGCTTTATTGAATACAATAACATTAAATAAAGAATCACAGTAGTCTTACCTACATTTGCGTGACCCAAACATACTAAAAAGTTACCTTGTTTAAACCTAAAAAATTCGTCTATTTCTGGAAATCCTAAAGTCAAGCCTTCTTTGATTTTACCAGAACGTATATCGTGTAGTTTATTTATCTGGTCATCAAAGTTTATTAGCATTTTAATTTTTCTTTTTGTTGTCTTTTTCTATTTCTTTTTGCAAGTTGCTCAATG